CGGTAAAAACAGCATTTGGGGTCGGTCCCATCAAAAAATTATCTACATCAAATTGACAATAATACTTTGGCAAACCCGTAGTTGTAGAATCCGGGGTGTATGATTGAACAAAGCTAGGATCTTTAAATTCCACAAAAAATTTGTCCCCATCTGACCCTGTCATACTCAAGGAAAACGGAGCTAAAAAATCAGAGGGCACCTTAATATACTGCACAGAAGCACTTGTTTTCGCCGTTGCATTTTTACGAAATAAACTTAGCTGCACGTTTTTAAGAATGCGTTCTTCCGATAATCGAATAAACAAGGGTATGTTATTAACAAAGCTTGTCTCTTCGTATTCCGTGTAAGCTTTTACAGCATCTTTTAATTGTAAGTATGTAAAACTCATATCATCACACTATTGTTATGTTTCCAACCATACTACTGTGGCTTGTACATTGATACACCAAAGATGTATCGGAAGGTTCGTGAGGCACAATGAATTGTGTCAATCCTGTAGTTGAATTGTAGTTTTCTGTAACGCCCGTAGTGAAAGCTGAACCCCCATTAGATGTTCTAATCTGCAAAGGATGACTACCTACATTAGCCGTGTTATCAATTAAATAAGTATGCCCCTTGTAAAAAGTAAAGTTTGGGTTGTCACCAGATGTTGCTCCAGGGCCCGTAAAGGTATATGCAGATGATCCATTTGTACCCGCTGTATACTTAGTTACAGGGCCAGTTGTCTCATCATTTAAACGAATCCATGCTCCACCGTGTGCAAAATATAAGCCCCCAGTCGCATGGACATGGGCTACCGCGCCATGATATGAAGACGCACTTGGGAGATCACTTAGATTGGCGTAGTAAAATACAATTTTGTTTGCACCAGAGCTTACATCTATAACACCATTGGCATCTATAATATCAGTAAGAGTGGTGCCGTTTCCAAGGGCTGCATATACTTCGGTAAAGTTCGCATTTATCTTAGTGGCACCAGAGCGAAGAGTATCCCCACTGCCATCATTTGCGCTACTTCCTATCCCTACTGCTTGTTTAGCCATGTTTTATCCCTCGTCAAATGTATCTGTAGTAGAATCTAGTGTTACCGATGTACTATCAAATCTTGGAGCAGTTGTGCTAGGATTAACCGTAACCGATCCAACTAATCCGCTTGCCCCTACACCCACTAACACATCATCGGCGGAAACTGGATTTATAATAACGGTCCCCACGCTCCCGATAGCAACTAAATTATTAGGAGGAGTTATTCCAGAAATTTCTCTAAAGCCAACGGGCATAAAACCATATTGAATTGCTCTTTCAGATTCTACCTCTGAAGGAGGTCGTGCATCTTTTAACGCCTGAGCATCTATTACTTTTCTAAAAGGACCTAATTGTGGTTGTTTTGCTTCAAACTCGTCTCTTCCTACTAATGCTCCATTCCACTCTTTACGCATATCTTTATAGCGGTATCGAAAACCCGATCTATCCGATATAGCGTAAGCGTTTTTCCCAGAAGCAAACTTTGACATCAAGTTGTCCTAAAATATTGATACTGAGGAACCACGTTAAAAGAAGCCCTATCGCGATCTTCGGTCATAGCTCTTTCAAACTCTTCTTCATACATTGCTTTCAAAATCTGGAGACGATTAGGTGCCCTTTTTAGAGCAATGTAATAAGCCAAACCCGCAGCTAAACACGGATAAAACCTAAAAGGCATATCTAGAGTATTAACTTGAGCATCCGCATCATCCATCCTAGTCAGAGCGTCATAAACAATTACATCCGTGCTATTTTCTGGGACAGGCCAAACTTTAAGATTAGACGTAATCTGTCTATCAAGAAAAAACTGTGAAGGCCTTCCTTGGGTCGTTTTAACAGGAATTGATAAAAAAGTATCCCGGCTTACGCGAGTCAAAGCAAAATCAGTATTACTTCTACGAATTACCACAGATAAAACATCTATCACGTCCGCACCAAGATCATACTCTCCATCTGCTTGAGTGACCGCTTGAGTTCTTTGTTTTATGGTCCACTGATTCAAACCTCTATTTGCCCACTCAGCAAGCATAAGATTTAGAGATCGTTTTGCAGTCTTTAGATCATAGCCAGTACGAACTTCTAAACCGCAACGTTCAAAAGCTTCTTCAATGTATTCTGCTACATCTAACTCAAAATCTTTACTGTTAGAGACAGTCATATTTAATCCTCATTATAAAGGTTATCAAACACTCTATTTACGTCTAGTGTATAGTCTAAATCACTTTTTGAATAGTGTATATGTTGGGACGGTTTAAAATCAGGCGCTCCCTCTCCTGCCGCAAACCAAGCCGGATGCGTTACTCTCACTCTATTATTTGGTAAAGCCACTATGTTTCCAGTCCACTCCCCCGCGTCCAGTAGTTGCAAAACATGGCTTTGTTTGTGTTGCGCCGGATCGTCTGCAATTTCACTTTCAGAGTAATCCACAGTAAACAAATACTTTGCGGGATGCATTTTACCATCAATCTTAGCAAGCCACGGACAAGGCGTAGCCCGGTCCATAACAAACACAGAATTGTGATAGGAGGCACAATCCCAAGGTTGAGCATCATATGTTTCCATAGGTTCAGGCCATTCCTCAAAAGGAATATCCGCAACCAATGCAGTTATCGGCATCCTTGCCCACATCGCGCCCCCATGAACCGTATCCTCTTCATCACCTTCAGCTTCATTCCCAGTAAATATAACTTGAAAACTTAAACATCTATTCGGCATTGTGGTTACACCAATAACCATCGCGTGTAAAAATTCGCCGTGGTACTTCTCATGGTTGTGAGTGTATTCACGGCGAACCCATGCCTTGAAGTAAGGCACATTAGAATGTAAATACGCCATTACTTTTTCTTTTGATAAGAAATCATTTTTTCTTCTTTTCAACCATTTTCATTATATAGTTATAGGCTTTTTGAAAATCTTTATCTTCTAGCGTTTTAGCCCTTTGCATCATCTGTGCACCCATCTTGTTGGCTTGAGCCGTAGAAGGACTTGTTCTTGAGGCAGCTTTAACACTACCTCCGCCCGTTCTTTTTATAATTTTTTTGCCGCCCGCTGCACCGCCCTTAGACATGCGACGCATTTTACCGCCCATCGCTCCGCCTTTAGACATACGCTTTACCTTACCGCCTGATCGGTAACCTTTCTTCTTCATTGCCATTTTTTTCTCCTTTCAACGAGTTATGCAGAAACAGAACCTGTGGTTTTCTTCCTGCGATTAGACAATACTTGACCACATCCCCTTGCTATTACACCTTTTTTTTCGATTTTGCCGCCGTAACGGGCGAACTTGACTTCCGCTTCTTTTGTGTTTTTGACAAAGGTTTTGCCTTTTTTACCTTCACTTTTCTTTTTTCGGGCAGTGGCTGCTCTTTCGGCTTTCGAAAGACTATTCGCTTTAGACCTTGGAAGACACCTGTCAGGATTCTTTTTATCCTTTGAAGTGCCGCATTTACCTTTGATTTCACCATCAGTACCAATCCTTACCCAATCTTGATCTCTCCACTTTTTAAGCTCACCCACTTTTCTTCCCCTTTGCCCCTTTGGCATAATTAGGATCTTTACAGTACTTAGATGCCGCCATATTGGCATAAGCACTAGGGTAAGTATCAAAAGTTCTTTCTGCCCATGCTTTTCCGGCAGGGCAAATTTTACTTCCTTTACTCTTTGTCGAAGCTTTTTTTGATTTCTTTGAATAAGCCATTATAAAAACTTTCCTGCAATTGCGGTAGCTACGATTAAAATGGCTATTCCCCATAGACGCATGTCTAATCTATCCAATTGTTTATCAATCTTTTTGTAACGGTCATTACATTCAGATTCGTGCTTTTCGAGTAGTTTCAAAACATCTTCTACTTTCATCTTACCACGCCTTACATGACCAGTATCTGGCGCTAAACTTATCTTTCGCCGTGTCACAATTATGTCTTGCGCGGAAACTTTTACGTCGGGCGGGCTGATCTTTTTTAATCGACATTTTACTGTCTCCAAACCTGACAAGCTTAACATCCGTCCCTTTTTTAGCCAAAACCGCACTTTTTTTGGCCTTCCCTGGAGTTCTTTTTGGCTTGTTAAATCCTGCAAAGGTTTCCCCCCGATATTTTATCCGTCCACTGGGTAAACGATCCACATCTTTGGTAGTAGCCATTCTGACCTCAATTAAAAAATACCGTTACATTACTTATATTAGTTAAGGTTGCGTGGCATCCATCTGGGAAAAGCATACCTTCGTCAGGGATATAAACATTATCATCGGTGTTATTCGCAAAAAGCATGGTTAATAATATAGCCCCTGTCCCAGATCCATTTCTTAAAACAAGCGTAGGACTTGTTCCACAAGTATAATGAATTGCTTTTATTCTGGCCCTGCCCGCAAAAACAGTCCCTGTTGTAGTAAGGTGAGTAGCTTTGACGTCTGAAGCCATAGTGAATCCTAACTGAAGAAAATGGTCATAGCGGTTACATTAGTAGCCGTGCCAACATGAATATCTGAACTGAACAAAATCCCCTCGTCTGGAATATTGACAGAATGTGTCTGTGCCTGAGAAAAATCTAAATCTAAGACAGTTGATCCGCCATTTCCATTAGTAAGAGTTAAACGTCCTGCGCCACCACCCGTTAAAACTTGAATCTGACGTAAACGTGCGCGGCCTACATTAGCCGCGCCTGTCCCGGTCAGACGTTTTGATCTTACGTCTGAATTAGCCATCTACAAATCCTCTTATTAAGCTTGAACAGCAGTGTTAAAAGCCTGAGCATACATTATTGTTATGACAACAGATCCTGCGTTACACGCTGCACTTGAAGTAGCTGTTAATTTTAAATCGGATGTACCAGTATTCTTCCATGTAAGTGTACCACCACCAGAAGCACCTAAAGCTTTAATACCTACAGTGGTTCCAGAAGCGAGAGTATTAATGAGAGTTGCTGCGCCGCCTACAGTATCACCAACACTAATATTTGTTGTGGTGTTAGCTGCTGTTTCTAAATCAATAATTATGTTTACAATTTTTGAATTAGCGGGAATTACTACATTAGTGGCTTCTGCTGCAACAGCGCCGCCAGAAATGTCCATTACATGTTGTTGAGTCATTACAACATAGCCAACGTTTGCTATGTCTGTTCCAACGGTAGTACCCGTTGTATTTCTAATATTACCTGCCCGAATCGGACCTGAAAAAGTTGTAGTACCCATGTGGATCTCCTGTCTTGGGTTACGTCAGCAGCCTCATGCCGCTGTCAGGGATAATTTACTATAACACATAAAATAAAAAAAGAAAGAGCCGCAAAAGCGGCTCCCTCCCATAAAATTGTCTTGAAACTTAGGCTGCGCCGGGAGTTCCAAAAACTGTACGCCAGTCGGATACACCGAAGCTGTAACGCTCACGAGCTTTAAATCGCATGTTACCTGTATCAAAATCGCCTTCCATGGCTGTTTTGATTGGTGAACGGTTGAAATACTTAAACCCGTTAGGTGCGTCTGTCTTTATGAAATACGCATCTGTGTCTGTTAGGAAGTGGTTAACAACAGCGCCTTGAGGAATCATTCCCATGTTCTTCATTGCGTTTGCGTCGTTATCCGCTGTTCCCGGACGTAGGTTTGAGTTTAAAACTCGTTCTGCAATAAACTGCAATTCTTTTGGTATGATTAATTTCACACCGCTGACTGCAATTTTAAGACCACGCTCATCAGTGAAACCTGCAATATCAATGAGCATTTGCTCTAAAGAGGTTTCGTTGAGGTCTGCCGCAGTTGCCAAAATATTGTTTTGGTTCCCTGACAGAGAAGGGTGTGCGTTTGAGCATAATGCTGCGCCATCCCCTATAGCGTTTGCACCTGTGTTGAACGCATTGTTCAATATAGATGCCGCCTTGATTTGCTTTGTTTGAGCCATCGAACGTGCAAGAGCTTTCGTATAACGAGAAGCTAGACGATCATACAGGTTGTCCTCAATTGCTTCCTCTGTAATTGAGAAAGCCAAAGCAATGGTTTCGTGAGTGTAACGAGCAGTGTATGTTTCTTTTGCATCGTCAAAACTGATGGCTCCGCCTTCAGATTTAACAGGTGCAGTTGAGAAACCACCAAGCATTACTTCTTCTTCGAAAGCACGGTCAGATGACTCTTCTTCAAAGATTTCGGAATGCTCGTTCTCGTAACGATTATATTCTAACCCAAACAATGCATTTAGGCCGGGTTCTAGCTCTTTAGCTAGTTGTGCGCGTGATATCGCCATCTACGCTCTCCTTATACGCCTGTTGACGTCGCATTGGTTTGTGAATCAAACCGCGACGTGGTTGCATTGAAATGAGCGTTGATTCTTACAATCAATGGAATACCCGCAGCAGCGAAATCGCTGTTTGCTTCGTCATCCATTATACCGACAATACGCAACGGAAGTGTTGCAGTAGTGTTGATTGTAGACACGCCCAAAGCTGAGTTTGAATTACCCGTACTAGTAGAACCAGTACGTGCAGATGTGCCTAAAGACGCATTTGCAAAAACAGCCGCTTGAGCAGTGGCACGATCTGTAAGAGTCGCGTCAGATGCTACTTTAAACAACTGGTTTGGATTGTCAGCTACAAAAGCTTTAACAGGGTGGTTAGTATCCACGCTGACGCTGTTCGAACCAGGCCAATAACTAAGAAAGGTTGGTTTTTTCGAAACTGAGTCAACGTATTCTACGCCCATCAGAACACCAAGAGCGGGGGTAGTACCCCCACTAGTCGCTCCCGCATGATCTATTACGCCTGCCGAAGTGGGCACACATAAAGAGTATTGGAAGATCGGATTGGTGTTGTTAGAAGCGATTTCATACTGAGTTACCCCAGTAGAATTAACACCGTTTCCAACAAGCCCGATAGGACGTAAACCGAAGGCAGTATTTTGATTTGCCATTTTAGTTTTCTCCTAATGGGGCGACCCTAATTTTTACGAGGGCCACCGAAGGTTACACGAGACTGACGATTGGCTTTTTCAATCGTCATGGTTGAATGTTGATTCTCTCTCATCATATCGTAGTCAACTGCATCCATTTGATCCCTAGATTTACTATTAAAGTAATTAGTTCTCTCTTGAACCGTCTCAACGGGAATACGAGCGAGTATCAGTCCGCCTACTCCAAAGACACCTTTATATTTACCTGATTCTACGACGGGAGATTCAAAGTCAGGGTATTCGTCCTTACGAACAAGTTCCCAACCCTCCCGCATTTTAGCACTGATGTTTTTTGTATCATCAAATCCTCGCGTTTCGGCTCGAATCCAACGATGCGCAAACCCATCAGGGGCAGGCGGTGCATCTAACATTGACGGGGGTGCCCACGGACGCCTTTGCGCCGTTTTTTCCCTAGTTTGATTAGCGCGAGAAGTACGCTTGATTGAATCGTTTGTGCTATCAGTCATTGTGTTACTCCTTCACGTATTTCGCATATTCTTCTAGCGGCACACCCAATTTTTTCGCTATTGCGACTTGGCTAGGGGTGAGTCTAACCTTTTTCCCACTGCTGCGCCCAGAATTGGATCTTGATACGCCTGCAACCGTCTGAGCGGGTCGTTTGCTTGCGCTTTTCGCGTTACCTCCGAATGTGTCGGAAATGCGGCGATCAAGTTCAGTATAGTACTCATCGCTCGTGGGGTCAAACCCTTCGTCTTCGACAAGCTTCTTATGTATGCCAAAAGCTGCAAAAGTTCTGGCTTCGTCCTGCCCAAACCAGTCATTTCTGGCAGCCCAGTCTTGAGCTTTAGGGTCAGGTCTTTTTATTTGTTGCTGCGGCACGGCTTGTTGTTGCTGTGGAGCAACAGGTTGTTGCTGCACTTGCTGCTGTGCTTGTTGTTGTCTCTCTTGAGCAACTTTGGCTTGATTTGCCCTATCGTTTTCAGCCGATAAAGCAATCATTTTCTTATTAGCCTCAACAACCGCAGTTGTATCCCCAAGCTCCATAGCTCGTGCTAACTCTTTTTCCGTCTGCTCCATTTGAGTTTGCACTCTATTGGTGTATTCGGACACATAATTGCTGTCTAAGGCGCTAAATCTTTGCTTTAATTGCGTAGCCTCTTGCTGAACTTGTTTTGCGTAGTTAACAGCCTCTTCCTCGCGACGCTGTGCGTCACGCATCTTTTTTGTAAGTCTATCAATACGTTTTTGAGTGGAACTTTGAGCCTTATCAAACTGATCTTCTTCTACGATCTCTATATTTTCTTGATCAGACTGTTCTTCCGGGGCTTCTACCAAAACTTCGGTATCCACTTCCATCTCTAATTGTTCTTGTTGTTCTGCCATAAAATCCTCCTAGTAGTGCAAAATGTCTTCCGGCTCGTTAATTCGGGCCAAAATCTCGTCATCATTCAAAATACGAACCTCTCCGCCATCAATGGCAAAGCGTGAACCCGCATAACGTGCAAACATCACCCATTCTTTCTCCGCGCACCAAGGTCCAGAAGGAAATTTTTCTGAGTCTTGATAGGCCAAAGGTCCAACTTTCAATACATAACCAACCTGTGTTGAAATTTTTTGTTGTTCCACAGCAGAATCCGGCAAAAGTATACCGCCTTCAGTCTTCCCCTTACCACGGTAAGGCAAAACCAAAATTCTCCATCCTGTAGGATTGGGCATTCTTTCTAGAAGTGACCCACTTATAGCATCTGGGTCTAAAACTTTAACTGACGGCTCTTTATAAGCCTCTCCAAGACTTGCGACAGCCTCTTTTACTCCAGTTAAATCAATCTTTGCGCTCTCAGTCATTGCTTCGCTCCTGTTTATCTAGCAGGCCCTTGAGTTCCTGTTCCACATGATTCAGGGATTCCATATTTCCCATAAGCTCACGATATTGCTCCATAGACTTGACGTTGCCAAACTGCATTAAGTCAACAACACCTTGTCTACGGTCCCTTATAATGCGAAAAACTGCTTCCGCAACATATATCTCATCCATTCTTAGATATTCCCACCTTTTCTTATATGAGAGATCCTAAGATATTTTGAGATAATATGCAATTATATATTAAGCCACTTATATATTTTTTGTGTTTCTTCTTTTCGGTGCTTCAAACCGTTGTAACCACCGTTAACTCTTTTAGTAATTGTTTTGATGGTAGCTTCATCAACTCCTTCATCACAAATGTCCCAGAGTTTATTCCTATGAAAAAACCAAATCGCACTTTCCATAGGAAATTTAGTGGCAACTAGATCAGGATCGTCCATTACTTCCGGCAAGTCCATGTCCGCTGCAAATTGAGAATAGTTATTTTTGCCAGTGCATTGTAAAAATCCGCGGCCTCGCCACAGATAACCCTGTCCAGAATTACCCATTCTGTCACCATATACACGATCAGCCAGAGCCTGCGGATTACGAGCACAGCTTTCGGCATCGCTCTCTGACGTAAAGTATTTGCCAAACACCCCCAGTATAGATTCTTTGCTGTAGTTTAGATTCTCTTCGGTATAACGAAAAGTACCACTCTCGTGTACAAGCTGCCCAAGAAAATGAGCGCCTCTTTCTGGATTTAAAGCGTAGTGATCGCAGATCTTCTTTGCAGTGTTAGGACCAAACGAACCATCAGGTGCTGACCCTATCTTTTCTTGCAATGTCTTTAATGCTTCACTCATTACTTCTTACCTTTCAAAACTTTCTTCAGTTTTCTAGCTTGATTAGCATGAAGTTTAGAAGCTTTGTTCAAGCCCGTAATAACTTTTTTTACAGTAGCTCTTTTCTTTTTATTAATCATTTTATCTTCGCTTTCATAAATAAAACTAAGCCGTACACCGTAAGTGCAAAAACAGTAGCAACTCCTACGTCCAATAAATGTTCCCTCATATGATATATAAACTCAATCCCTGCTTGAACATCTCCTTGACTGGACATTGAATTAATCTCAACGTTCTTTGTACCAGTAAAGTTTTCTATAGTCTGTTCCATAACTACCTCTTTTATTCTTCCTTCAAATAGTAACCATTCTTCCAAAGATTTCTATCTTCACAATGGGAGACACGATGACCCTCTGAGTACCCGTGTGTGTGTTTTTTACCACATTTAGGGCAATCAAACGTAAAAAGATTGACCCCGTTTCTAGTTTCTTTTTTTGCGTAAACTGTGGGAATATTTTCCATAACTACCTCTTAAAGAACTTCTGTACACCCCTGACACCAAACGATGCAGAGATTGCAATTCCAAGGCTGTAAAAATACCAGTCTGGTGCTTTGGAAAGCTGTTCAAAACCACTATCTACCCAACCCTCAGTGCCTGGAACAAACGCCAAAACAAGCGGGATAGACAGGACAATTACGAACCACTCGTCTTTCCAACTCGATTGAGAGCCTTGCGCCATAATCCGCTCCCAGTCTGCGACTGAGGTTTCTTTACTCAGCATAATCTTAGCTTTGGCTTCGGCCTCAGTAAGTTTTAGTTTAGCATTCGCCGTCTGAGCCTGCGTTTTAGCATCAAGCCAACTACCCGCTAAACCCGCTATTGGTCCTATTATAGATTGTAACATTACTTTTCCTCCATCTGTATACTGGTCTTCTTGCTCTCAGCTTTTGCACTGTAAGCATTAAAACCCATAAAAGCCGCTACCACCCCGGAAGCCGCTATAACGTACACACTTGCTATATCTGTTATTAAACTTGCCGCTTTGTCAAATCCAAGCACTGAAGCGAGCAAGATAATAAACGGGTAGATCAACATCCCCATCAAAGCAAAACCTGTAAAACGACGCTCTGCATTGCGCTTTAAATCCCGGTCAATCATTTCCAAACGACGGTCTTCTAAGGCTATTTTATTCCACTCTGCTTTTTCTATAACACCATTTTTATTGGTATCGGCCTTATCAAACTCGGTCATCTCTTCGCCCTCGCATACGCAATTGCTATTCTTTTTTCCCGCGTGATTATAACAACTTTTCCTAATTTGTCATATATTATGTATTTTCCGCGAAATTCTCTAAATGTCACAACTCTATTTGAATACAAACTATTTTTGAGTTGTCGTTTGTTACAAGAACTTTAGCCTCATCTTTGGCTATTTCGCACACTTCTTTTTTAGTGTAGCTGCCAATATGATAGTGTTCAAATTCATTACCACTAGCTGTGCTAGTTGTTAATTGAACCCATAATAATACCCACATCTACCACCTACCTTGCTTGCTACCCCAAAGATAAAACAACCCAAACAATAAGGCGGCCCCTATACCAAATATAACAAACCCTATTGCAAAATTTATCAAAGCATCTACCTGCTCTTGTTTTCTATATAACTCATCTTTTCTCTGTTTACGCATTCTAGCCTCTATCGATAAAACTTCTTTCCAGGCACTTGGCCCATAGTTCCAAGAGATATGATCTTTTATCTCTTCTCTCATCTGTTCCATTTTTTTCTTGTTCGCAAAGATTTCTAAAGCAGTCTCTTCGTCAGACCCCTTAAACGTCTTTTTCCAGAACGGAGGATTCTTCTCCCGCTCTTCTATATTTGTGAAATCACTGAACGCCTTGCCCCAAGTGGAAAGTTGACTATTCATATCTTGAAGATCACGCCCGGCGGCAACTGCACCTTTAAGCGCTTTAAAAGCCCCTGTGGCCAAAGCTACGCAGGAAACCGGGTCCATGTTTTTTTATGCGTTAGTGAACCTACTGCCACGCAAGGCAGCGCCCATACCACGTTTTTTTCCGGTAGTGACTTTTGCTTTTGCTATATTAGGCGTAGCTTCTTCTTTTGCTTGTGCGTAAGGAATACTCCCCTGGCCTTTGATTTCAGCCTTATTGGTTGGAGTGGGAGCCGTGACCTGGCCGCGCATAATTTTTACTGAGGGCATTATTGTCTCCGTATCTGAAGTTGAGTCTGTAGTCGCATTATCTCACGTTCTCTACTAGCACGTAATTTTTCTTCCGCAAGTTCCGCTTGTTGTTGCAGTCTTACATTAAATTCACGAGCCCTTTCTGAAGCTTTTTCCTTATCAAGCTGTAACTCTGCTTGATCTTGGGCAATATTTGCTTGGACTTGTTGTTGACGTATCTGTAATTCTTTTTCTTTTAAACCAATAAGTGGGTCTGGTTGATTCTCTCCACTACCAGCAATTGTCATACTTAATTGACGCGCTGCTTGCAATTCTTCCGCAACAAATTGTGCTACAAGACCCTGCATCATTACCTCGACTTCATCATTCATTTGTTGTCCTGGAGCTAATTTTTGTAGTTCGGCCATAGCTCTTTCTTCTGCTTTTAGTTTAAGATGTTCTAGGACATGTTTTT